ATATTCTTTTCCAAAAGAACATTAAGCGTATGTAGTTGTCTTATTGCTGATGTTCTCAGTATATAGACAACCGCGTATGTTTGGTTTTCTTTTCTTTTGTTGATTCCAATATTAATTTCCATCTTATTTTTCGTATATTAATTACGTAACATCTTTTCTAATGCCCGTGGAGCTCAGTCGGAATTAACCGTTAAAGAATAACCGGAGGGTCACTTCGGTTTGAATCAAAATTTGATTTTGCTAAATCCACCCTGTATATAGGAGACTATATTTCAAGGTATTTTCCACTAATCATAATGACCAATAACGATATAAGGCGGGGTATAATACGTTTTGTAACAGAGTCGACAGAGCCTCTTAAAAATACTGTAAGTCGTGTTTTATGTTTTAGAGAAACACCAGAGACTAATGCGAATATAGCTTTGAGCAAAGATATTCCCAAAACTAATGTTGTTTCTATTAAAACAAGAACGTGCAAATTTCAAGTGTGTTTAGGGATTTTGGTCCCTCGTAACTCACTTACAATAGCCCATGGAGCTAAGTCGGAATTGACCGGTAAAGAAGAACCGAAGGGATACTTCGGTTTAGGTCTGAGTTTAGACCTTGCTAAATCCATCCTAGATATAGGAGACTATATTTTAGGTATTTTCTACTCACCATAATGAATACTAACGTAATTAGGCGGGGTACACCATGTTTCGTAACAGAGTCGACAGAGCCTCTTAAAAACACTGTAAGTCATGTTTCTAATCTTTTTGAAATAGCGGAGACTAATGCGGATATAGCTTTAAGCGAAGATATCCCCAGAACTGAAGTTATTTCTAAGAAGGTTACAATGTGCAAAAATAACCACCGATATAAATATAAAAATAAAGATTCTAATATGGATTCACAATGGCGCATTTTGTATCCATTGTGTAATCGAGAGCAGATTGTATCTAAAGATACTTTCTCGCGATTAGAAGGAAAGGTCATTACAACTTCCAAATGCAAATATAGGATTGTTTATCCACCGCAATATCCTGTGGAAAAATATCTATCAATAAAGCAGGTTAAACAGACAATAAAAGATTTCAGAGCAGAGTCTTTAATAGGAATGTTACCAGGTATTGCAAAAATCTTTAACCAAGTTGGTAATATTATTAGTTTACTCACTTCTGTTGATACTGTAATGACTAAAATTAAAAAATTAACAAAATCTATGTTAATTAGAGTATGTAGTATATTTACTCGTTTTGTTAACTTAGTAGGGAAGAACTCACTGGATGTTATTCCTTTCTTGTGTCTTTTAGCAGACGCGTATGCACTAAAAGATGATTTCTGTAACATAGAACCTAGCTATGAAGATTTTTCAGCACAAGGTTTAGAAGATGTTCTTTTATCATCAGTAGTTAATATGCTACCTGATAAAATTAAAGCTATAGCTCTAGCTTTAATCACAGTACAAAGAAGAGAATCGTTATTTACTTCTTCGTATCTGCAAGTTATTGTAGATATTGTACAAAATACTCTAAACATGTTAAAAGAATATATTAAGTATCCATTTATCAAATCATTAATTCAAAAAACTCAAGATGCGTTAGTGCAATTTTCCTCGTATTCTTTAGTCTCAGAGTGTACTAATTTGGTTCTTGAATACCAAAGAAAACCATTATCTCTGAATCAACCGGATTTCTGGGATAAGATAGATGAGACCTATTCAAAATTGGACGGTCTTACAGCTTCTTCAGCAGGGTTTGAGGCTGCTGATCTAGCTAAATTTCACCCTGCTATTAAACAACGAATTGAGGCATTTTTAAACCTTAAAAAACTTAAAGATCAAGTTAAAAATGCTAGCAGAGTTGAACCAAGTGCTTTTATCTTTGATGGTCCTCCAGGTCTTTTAAAGTCAGTGACACTGACTAAAGTGTTGACACTTTTAGATAAGAGTGTTTACGTCCATCATGTTAAAAATATAAATGATGGAAAAGATTTTTACGATTTATATGCAAACCAACAAGTTTTTTATATGGATGATGTTGGACAACAAGGGAAATCACAATGGAGAAATTTAATAAATTGGGTTAGTTGCGTTCCTCTACCTTTAGATTGCGCCACTGCCTCACTTAAAAATACAAAGTTATTTAACTCTGAGATAATAATGCTTACAACTAACCAGTTTATGGATCTACAAGGATTCACAAACCAAGATGGAGTGGCTGATCCGAGAGCATTATTTAGACGAGCTTTTGTTTTTGATTGGTATGGTCTCAGAGTGAGAGATCACTTAGGTGAGCCTAAACTTGAAGGTACCATACATATCAAGAAGTACAACATGGCTAATGGTAATTGGGAAGTGTTTAATTTAAGAAATTTAAAAGGTTCTCACACTATTTCCGATGAAGATGCTTTTTTGGCTTGGATCGCGTCTTGGATCTTAACGATCAGTGAATGGAAAAAGGCTTGCAAAGGGAAAAATGAAATTTCTCAAGAGCGTAAAGCAGGGATACAATCTTTAATTAAAATAGCCGAATTTGACGCAGAAGTTTTCTCCATTCCTAAACATTGGTATGAGAACATAGTTCCGACTATGCCCTCTCTTTCTATTTTTTCCGATGATCATAAGAAGCAACTAGTTCCAGTACATGGGCCGTGCGAAGAGAGCGATTCTTGGAAGTGGAATGAGACTTCAACAATAGATTTTGTTCACCTCAAAGACGTAACACCAAATTACCTTCAAACGATGGCAGCTAATTTACATGAGAGTGATAAAGATGTCTTAGAAAACACAGAACAGATATTGATAAGCTGCCATAAATCTCTCGCCGCAGCAGTGTTTGAGCAATATCACGAGGAAGGTATTGAAGATGCTCCTTATCCAGAGCATCTTAATGATTACTACATTGGGAATGCTAAAGCATTTATTAATATTGCTCCTCAAAATGCGCCTTTACTAGTGAACGCTGTTAAAACATGGGATATAGTAGACCATTTCAAAATAATTGCTTCTCTAACTTTCAAATTGATACAAAATGCACTTCAGGGAATTTTAGAGGGGATAGTGAATTTTTTGATGTGTCCTGACGATTATGTTTGTCTAGCGATAGGAATTTGTTATTTCTTGTTGTTTGTCAACTTGTATGTCTCTTGTTCAGAGTTCGAAGGACAAACCACGTGTGACACCAATAGTGATAATTGGGACGTAATTAAAGGATTATTGGATACTTCCACATTTTTTTAAATTTCAGCGTTAGAAAGAAATCACTTAAAAGAAGTTTCTTTTGACGATCAGAAACTTAAAATGTGCTGTTTTTGTTTTGATCGGTATATTCTGGTCCCTGCTCATGCAATTTTTACTGAGTCATGTACGCAGACAATTTCAGTAAGAGATATTAAAACTAACAATGTTATTCTTGTCTCTGTGAAGTGTGAGCTGATTTATAAAAGCAACGCTGAAGACCTTGCTGTTTTGAAGCTGCCCTCTTCACACCCTTTGACCTTTAAAGATGCAAAGTTTAATGAAGGGGAAGCCATGTCTACTCACTTAGTAACTCCTATAGGAGCTATAAAAACTCAGAGTATTAAGTCTAAAGCTAATCTTGGGAATATTCCTTATTCTATGAAAGGTAATACTCTATTCTCTAATGTTATTAAGCCTTCGGAAAGAGAGCTTTATACAATACATTTTAAAGGTTTATGTGGCAGTGTTATAGCCACACAAGCAGGATACATTATGGGTATGCATGTTGCTGGTTCAGATAAAGAGAACTTAGGTGTTAGTTTAGTATGGCCTCAAAGCGCGTGTAGATTTCTTAATAATTTACCGAGGCTAAATGGAAATCCAGGCGTGGTTTTATTACATGATAAACAAGAAGAAAATGCGTCTTGTGCTCGCGTAGAATCCTTTGGGTACGCTGCAGTACCAGAAGAAAGCTCCATTGTGCCTAGTCCTCTACACGGAGCATACCCAGTAACACGTTTTCCTGCGAATCTAGGGAAATATGGATATGATACCGTGCAAGAAGTTTTTAAGAAGTCAACCGCTCAAGTTGTTGCCCCACCACTTGAAGAGGTGGAATTCGGTAAACTGGTTTTAGCAGACTTACTTCCAGAGTTTTCAGATGTAACTGATTTTGATGTGATTAAGGGTTTTGAAGGTATATCTCCGATGAAAAAAGACACTTCTAATGGCTTTGGTTGTAAGAAAACGAAAGCAGAATATATAGATTTTGAGCTAGGTAAACCCTTAGACTTTTTTGCCAAAGAGCTAAATGACTTTGAATCGTACGTCAATACAGATGATCCTCGAGCTAATCAGTTTTTTGTCTGGTTTGAGACGTTGAAAGACGAAATTCGAAACGTTGAGAAGGAAGGGGAACCTAGATCTTTTAGAGTGTCAACCATTCATCAACAGTTTTGGACGAAGAAGTTGACTGCTGATTTAGTAGGGAAAACTCTGAAAAATCGTCACCAAAACCAAATTATGATAGGATGCAATCCTATTAAAGAATGGCCTCGGATGGCGGAAATTCTTTCTAATGTCAATATATTTGCAGGTGACATAGGCAAGTGGGATGGAGCTATGCTACCATCTGTTCAGCAAGCGCTTAATGATGTGATTATATCGAAATATAAAGGGTCCCACAGAAAGATGCTCGAAGCTATATTGCATAATCTTAAAAATTCAATAGTGATAGTTCAAGGGAAGATGTTTGTAATGACACACTCTATGCCCTCTGGCTCTTTTCTTACTGCTTTTTATAACAGTTTAGTTAATAGATTTTATTCAGCTATGTGGTATTATAGAAATACGGAAAATGCATGCGTAGGATTGTTTAATAAAGAAGTAGTGGATTATGTTTATGGCGACGATAAAGTCGTTGGTGTGTCAAAGAGTCGACCTGATTTAAACGCCGTATCTATGTTGCAGTTTTTTGTTTCTATAGGTATGAATTTTACCGACGCAGCAAAAAAATCCTATTTCGAAACCTTACCAAACTCTTAGCGAAATCTCTTTTTTAAAGCGAGATTTTGTTTATCACAATGAGCTTAATCGGATAGTTTGTCCATTGGCTCTTAACACTCTTAAAAATACAATATCTTGGGTAGACGCAAAGAAAGACATGGATGTAGTCATGTCTGGAAAGATAGACGCTGTTTATAGAGAGTTGTACTTGCATCCTAATCACAATGATTTAATGTTGCAATTCAGATTGATAGTGGAACAGCAGTATCCGTACTATAAATGGTTATCCAACAATAGTATTAAAGATCTCTATAATAGAGATCCAGAAAATTTTTTATTTAATGCCAACTTATTTTTCAGTTACCATTAATTGTAATATTTGAATTATTCTACAAATTGTATATAATCGTCTAATTTATTT